AATAGGCCAGCACATTCTTGCTGTTGTTTCGGAACTCGACGACCGACTTTTGATCAGCCATTTTTCCTTCGTGGCGGTTGGCATGACGCAGTTGATCGAGGCGAATCACCTGATCGAAGGTCTGCATACCCTCTTCGTTGCCCTCCAACTGGCGGTCGCCCGCTACACCGTCACCGACCAAATCAGCCAGTAAGGTGACTACGGCGCGGGCACCTTTTTCGGACTTCTTCAATTCGGTAATATGCTGCACCAGCGCATTAGGCCCGTCGCCTAAGAAATTGTTGATGAAGCTCTGGTTTCGGGCCTGTCGCCACGTATCCATCGACCAGATGGTTTTTTGCTCGTTCGTGAGCATCGAAAAATTAGTCAGCGCCATGATCGGCTCTCCTTATCGGCTAGGTTGGTTTTGCAACTTATTTGCCGAATCTCGCCTCGTGCTTGCGGACATGAAGCTACTGTCGTTGAGCTTCGATCTACGTTAGAGCAGATATTACTCTATTTTAGGCAGGCAGTACTTCCACGGAATAGCCTTCGAGGATCAGATAATCAGTTGCGACCGCCACGGATCCTCGAATGGATACAGTCTGGTTCGCAGTCGTGTCGATACTTGTGTAGCGATTTGTCTGCCCAGACCCAGAATTCAAGTGCCCTAAAGATCCACCGTATACCGTGTTCACCTGACGATTAGCCACATCGCGGTTGCGTACAGTCAACTCGCCCTCATAGGTGTCGAACGCCGCGACGATCTCGTTGATCTTGGTTCCGCCAAAGTAAACACTAATGTTCTTCGCGTTAGCAGTTGTTGGCAGAGTGTTCGTGACGCTCCGGGTAACACGCAAGGCCCCTGATGTACCGATCAAGTTGCCTGCGATGGTTACATTCACCAGAGAGGCTTCTGTTGTACCGCCTGCATAAGCGCCCGCAACCGTCCCCGATACTTTTGTCGAGAGACTTGTTGACGTATAGAGTTGGCAGGCAGTCGGTGAACTGAAAGACGCGTTGTAAAGCCCTGCGCTTACCCCGCTACCTGCGTAGATATAGACAAGCACCGCACCGGACGGGGTGTACGGCAACGCAGTAAGCCCCGTGAGGCTCCCTGTTGTGTCCGCCCATGTACCGCTGGATACGATGATTATCGGTTTGGCAGACTGAGCAGCGACAAAAACCGGACGAATGACTGTGCCGCCCGAGGTCGTGTATCCGTTGCCGTTAGCCTGCGCAGCGAAATAGTTGCTGCTAATCTCGGTAGCGATGGTTCTGGCCGACGCCTGATACATGCCCGCTTGGATCAGGGGGTTAAAAACTTTTGTGAAGCTCATGTCTGTTCCTCAGTTAGATCGCGTCGCCACGCAGCTTTGCCAAGTCAGAGTCGGAGAGCTTGGCGAAGTCTCGCTGACTCATGTTCACAATGTCTGTTGCTTTCAGCACGCCTCCGCCCGCATCACTGTTGCGTCCAACGGCGTTTGAGTTCGGCGGCTGCTTAACTGCAGCGTCCAAATTCTTCTCGACTTGGGCTTTTTTACGGTCTGCCGCCACTTGCTTGTTCACGTCTTCTTTGCTGACCCGAACATCGGTCTCTGTGGCGTTTTCTTGTTTGCGGGTGGTGGTTCCAAGCACCATCTTGCAAGCTTTTTGTAGAGCTTCGGCTCGGCTATATCGTCCAGTAGCGACGTAGCCCCCCATCAACTCAAGCACTTCGGACGTCACCTCTTTATCGAAGTCATCGTGGTCTGGGTTGATAGCTGGATAAGCCGCTTCCAAGCGCTCTACGGTCGTGTCGTATTTCACGCGCTCGTATGCGCGGGCTTCCGCTGCCTGAGTTTGAAGCTGAGCCTCAGCTTGAACAATTGAGCGCTCGGTACGGCGGATCTCAGCCATCTTTGCAGCAGCCTTCTCGACCTCGCCTTTAGCCAGAAGATCGAGATACTCCTTCTCCATACTGAGCACCTTGTTCTCAGCCTCAGTGATGTTCTCGTTCGTCTTGGCAACTTCCGAGCCTGTCTTCAGTGCAGCCAACTCGCGCTCCAACGCTGCCCGTTGCTCGCGCTCTTTCGCCAGGATCTCTTTATGCCGAGCCAATGGGACGCGTGTATCTTTAGCCTTGTCTTTAACCTTGTCCTTAGCCTCATCTTTCCCTGAGTCGGCTTCGACCGAGGCCTCGGCCTCAGTAGAGACCTCAGAGGCGTCTTCCGCCGAGTCGGTCAATTTTTCCAGATCAGCCTGCGGTGTGTAGTCGTCGCCACGATCAATTACTTCGCCCACGGTATCTGCTGCGCTCGTCATGTCTGCACTCCTGTTTAAGTAGATGATTGCGGGTTTTCCGCTGCACGGACGGCGTTTTCCGCCGCCACCATACGCTCTGCTTCGGCCTTAAGCTGATAGTCCATTGCTACTTTTTCCCGCTCAAGGTCGAACTTCTTTAGCGCAAGTTCCCGCTCGCTCTGGAACCTACGCTCGTTGAGATCTATCGAAGCCTGCGTCTGCATCAACGCAACCTGCCGCGAATCCTGCTCTGCGCCAATGGGGGCGTTCGCCTCTTTTTGGGCAAAGATCGTTTCTTTCTGTGCTTTAGCCTGCTTGAGTGCGGCGTCTGCGGCTTTCTGCGCCGCCTCGCCCTCAAGTTTGGCGACCTGAGCCTGCTGACCGCGCTGTTGGAGCGCCGACGCTGCCTGGGCTTCGGGCGTATTCTGGTCGCCCTGCATCTGTCGCAGAATGTCACTCTTGCGCAGCAGGCGGCTGGACTCGATCAGTACGCTGTCCGGGATCATTACGCCCGCTTGCCGCAGAGCCATCGCCTGTTCGAACTGACTGTCTTCAAGCGTTTCACGCTGCGGGACGCTTGAAATCACTACGTCGTACTCACCCAGAGTCAGATCGTTCAAGATCTCTTCGTAGGGCGATTCTTGTGGTTCGTCAGCCTCGTCTGGCACGGGTTCAGGATTCGGGTAGTTCACCCGAAGCTCTTCATTTGCTCCGGTTGTTTTATCTTTCGTGATGGTGATGAGACGCTCTTCGGTGTAGAACTCCTGCACCAGATCCAATACATGCCTCGCAAGTAGCCAATCACTGCGCACCAGACTGTCGAGCGGCTTCGCCATGTTTGTTGCGCTGGCCTGTCGCTTGGTCTGGATGGCTTTAGCGGCTACGTCTTCGCGGTCGAAACCCTGTTGGCTATCAGAAACACCCGATATCCCTTTAATGTGCTCTTCCGCCTTGTAACTGATGCGGTCGAGGCCGCTAGGCACCGAATTCGGCTGAATTTTGACAATGTCGCGGTCAGGATCACCGTTTGTCTCGATCACAAGACCCGTTTCGGCACCTCGAGCTTCGAGTTCTTCGGGGGTCATGTTTGTGACCGCCCCGGCTTTTACCTTCCAGCCGCTGTTAGCTGTAGTGTTGACGATGTGTAGCTCTTGGCTCGAGGTCTTGTTTAGAAGCTCCTGGCTGCTAAGAAGATTCTCGACCAACCCCACAGTCGTTCCACGCCGGAAGAACGGGAAGTACGGAACTACTGTGAACCGCTGGTACGGACTCCAATCATCGTGCAAGACCACATTACCCGCGCAGACCGTCCACCGGATGCGCTTCACCAGTTTCTTTGTGACCTGTAGGCCGTACTTTTCAGTAAAGAGCGCGATGCGGTCTCTGTCAAAGTTTTCGGGCACTGGGCGCATATCCCCTGTGGCTGGGTCTACAAAGTGCTTCTGGTTGTCGAGTTCTCGGTACTGCCGCTCAATTAACCGGATCGAGCGCGTCACGTTTGAGAAGTTATAGCCCGCCCCAGCGCCATAGCCTGCTTGACTCGGTGGGCCGAACCTGTCGCGCAGGGACTGAACCGTATCGAAGGTATATGGGCCAATGTTTTGCCCCTGATCCCGTAAAAGATCAGCGTCTTCTTTGCCGTACAGTACGGCAACATCGTCGGCAGTGACCCACTTCGTAATAAACAAGTCGTTCCATGTATCCGGGTCTACCTCGTCGGCGTCCGGGTCTACGAGAACATTTTTGGGGTTTAGGTGGCTGATCCTCACCTCTCCCTGCATGGAGTCACCGAACTCGATCCGGGCATCAAGAAAGCCTCGACTTGTGATGATCCCATCGGCGA